AATTACACAGTAACAGTCGGTGGCGGTGGAACAGGTGGAACTTCTGGCGTTAAGGGGACAAACGGCGGCAACTCAACGTTTCACACGATTACTTCAACCGGTGGCGGTGGTGGCGGAAGCGACGGACCTGCCGATGGCTCAAATGGTGGTTCTGGCGGCGGCGTAAGAGGTCAATCGGGAACTCCGGGAACAGGAACTGCAAATCAAGGTTATGACGGCGGTGACAACGGTAATTTGTCTGGTGGTAGTGGTTCTGGTGGTGGCGGTGGTGGCGCAGGACAAACTGGTTTCGCTGGTAAATATATTAGCAACGGAGATGGTGGCGATGGAGTCACAACTTCCATAACTGGTTCATCTGTCACTTATGCTGGCGGTGGCGGTGGCGGTGCTGAAGATGCTGGCGATGCTGGTGGAATCGGTGGAACTGGTGGCGGTGGCAATGGCGGTGGTCAAGTGAATGTGGCGGCTCAAGCTGGAACTGCCAATACAGGCGGTGGTGGTGGTGGTGGTTGCGGCCTTAACGTAAGAACAGGTGGCAACGGTGGCTCTGGTGTAGTAATTTTACGTTATCCAAGTTCATTCACAATTACGATCGGTGCAGGATTGACTGGATCAACATCGACTAGTGGTAGTAATAAAATAACAACTATCACCGCAGGCACAGGAAATGTGAGCTGGAACTAATGGCACACTACGCGTTCCTTGATGAAAACAACATTGTAACTGAAGTTATTGTTGGTATTGATGAAACTGAAACTATCGAAAGTGTTGATACCGAAACTTGGTATGGAAATTTTAGAAATCAAATTTGTAAAAGAACTTCTTATAATGGCAATATTCGTAAGAATTATGCTGGAATAGGCTACAAATATGATGCCGAAAGAGATGCGTTTATTGCGCCAAGACCAGATAATGCCATTGGTTTTAATGAAGATACCTGTCAATGGATTATGCCTGAAAGTGTAGATAATGCCTAAACTGTGCAAAGCGGGGCAGCAGCTTAGAGAGCAAATAGACGATGCGTTCCCCGATAGAGATCGAACTTCGGATGGTTGGATCGGTGACGCGAAGCATGCAGCTCGTAAGTCCGATCACAATCCTTCTCCTGAAGGCATTGTACGTGCCATCGACATTGATGCTGATTTGCGATCCCACGCATCCGAAGCATGCGACCTTGCTGATCAGCTTCGATTACTTGCCAGATCTGATAAACGAGTTTCTTACATAATCTTCAATGGCAAAATTGCTTCATGGCGTGGAAATTACAAGTGGCGTAAATACAAGGGCATCAACCCACACACAAAGCACATTCATATTAGTTTTACTGCTAAGGGCGATTTTGACGGCAGTATGTTTCGCATCCCATTACTAACAGGAGAACCTATCAATGGAGCAAGCAAAAGCAGTCGCCGCAAGTTGGGCAAGATCATTTCTGGCAGCCGGGATAGCAACATACCTAGCGGTGGGCTGGGATGCACCTGCAATTGTCAATGCAGCTCTGGTCGCGAGTCTGCCAGTCATCCTGCGGTGGCTAAACCCTAACGACACAGCTTTCGGACGGCGATGACACCTGCTGAATGGGCGGCATTTGTTGCTGCCATACTTTCATGCTGCGCGCTCATTGTCGGCGGCCTTCGTTACATTATTAGACATGAAGTACCCGGCATATTGGAAGCATCAAACATCGTGTCGCGCATCGATAAACTTGAGTCAATGGTCTTAGAATTGCTGACTAATGAGCGCAAGAAAACCATCAAAAAGCGAACTCGCCGCTAGGCGTAAACGCAAAGAATCTGCTGCGCGCAGATCCGGTGAACCGTTAAAAGCCATAGACATTTGGGCTGCACAAATTGTCGAATGTTATGAAGCTTTGGTACGTGCTGGATATGGCGAAGATCGCGCTCGTTGGTATATCGAAGAACAGATGCGATTACCAGATTGGCTAGTGGGCAATCCTGATCATACGCCCTATGAAGATGATGAGGATGACGATTAAGCGCATTGTCGTTATATCAGATTTACAAATCCCCTACGAAGATAAGAAAGCCGTCAAGAATGTCGCCCAATTCATCAGAAAATACAAGCCTGATGACGTTCTATGCGTGGGCGATGAAATCGACTTCCAAACAATTAGCCGATGGAGTTCCGGTCGGGATGAGTGGTCGGGAAGCATTGGTCGAGATCGTGACCGAACTGTCGAAGTCTTGGCCGAATTGCAAGTTCAACATCTCAGCAGATCCAACCATTCAGCCAGACTCTACAACTCACTAAGTAAACGCTTACCCGGCTTGATTGGTTTGCCAGAGCTGACAATCGAGCGTTTTCTGCGGCTAGATGAATTAGGCATCAAATACCATCACAAGCCATATCAATTCCATGAGGATTGGGTAATGGTGCACGGTGACGAGCAGAGCACCAAGCCACAAGGCGGTTTAACAGCCCTAGAAGCCGCTAAGAGGCATGGTAAGAGCGTGGTCTGTGGTCATACCCATAGGCAGGGAATTTCGTCCTTTACAACGGCTTCTGGGGGCGTTTTAACAGGTATTCTGACTGGCTTTGAAGTCGGTCATTTAATGGACGTATCGAAGGCCAGTTACACACGTGGCACTTTTAATTGGCAGCAAGGTTTCGGGATCATTTATATCGACCGTAAGCGTGTGCAACCTGTGGCGATACCGATTGAACGTGATGGCAGTTTCATTGTCGAAGGAAAACGATTTGGGTGACGGCGTGTCGTTGACAAAATAGCATTTGACCCTTCAAAATAGGTATTGAAATCCTATTTGAAAGGGGATATTCATGGGCACAATACGGTTCGACCGTAAGTCCGGAGCATATACGGACGGTAAAGTCTATGTGAAAGCCAGTTTCATAAGACAATATGCGAAATCAAAGCTAGGCATAAGCCAAGAACGCGGCAGATTAAGCCGTGAAGTTTTGGCTGCTTATTTTCTTGACGTGCATGGGGTGAGTGCAGATGTCGAATAACTTTACTCCCGAAGAAATTGTCATGATCACAATTGTTATCTGGTTATTTGGTTGGTTTGTTTATATTGCAATTGATTCTATCTATCAAAGGGGCTATCAGAATGGGTACGCAAAAGGCTACGTCAGGGGCAAAACCGTTGCGAGCGAAAGATATTTTGACTAATGCGGCAGACACGATTACTGAAAGAGGGGCAACGCATGGTCATTACGACATCACAATGTTGCGAACTGCGCAGCTTTGGTCAACCTTCTTGGAGCGTGAACTTGACCCGACAGACGTTGCAGTCTGTATGGCTTTGGTCAAGCTCGCAAGAATTATGGAAACTCGCAACGTTCACGATTCTTGGTTGGACGCAGTCGCCTATTTCGCTATTGCCGGAGAACTCGCAGTCAAAGATTGGAATGATTTGGATGCTTACTAGATCGCCCAAAGGGACTTGGTGCGATTACTGCAAGATGCAATATGGGGTCAATCATTGGAAAGGCCAAACACAAGCCATCTGGCAAATAACGAGTAAGCGACCCGGAAGGCAAATTGTTGTCAGACATTACTGTCAATCTTGCGCCAATTATGTTCAAGACTGGGGTTCATATACGTGGACGCTCAGAGAACAAATCGAATATGCACAAGGGAAGGAAACACTAGATGTTCAACTTGGAGAATTATGAAGATGTTGATACGCGCATCCATAAGTTTTATGAAAAATATCCAGACGGCGCAATCATTACAGAGCTGGTGAGCAATGATGAAGAAAAAGGCATTGTTGTATTCAAGGCACTTGCATACCGTACCTATGCAGACGCTACTCCTTCCAGTATTGGTTATGCGCGTGGTGCTCGCAAAGATCGTGGTGTGGATCGTGATTTTTGGCTTGAGAATTGCGAGAGTTCTAGCATTGGCAGATGCTTGGCAAATCTCGGATTATCAGCTAAGGGAAAGCGGCCTTCATCTTTGGAAATGGCAAAGGTTAATGACGCTGAAGCAAGCCCTAAACCCATACGTGTACGCACCGAAGAACAAAAGAACTTTATAAAAGAAAACAATCCTGCTGCTGAAATCGTGTGGGATACCACCATTGAGCCACCAGCCGATGTTTTAACGCTTGATGAAGCCATTAACAATGTCATGGCTGGTGTTAAGGCAGAAATCGTGCCTAAATGTGCGCACGGTGTACGCACGTTGCGTGAAGGCACGGGTAAGAAAGGCGCATATCGTGGCTGGATGTGCCCATTGCCATATAAGCGCAAAGCTGAGCATTGCAACCCAATATGGATGGTGTTAGATCCGTCTGGTCGCTGGAACTTTAGGCCAGAGGATGAAGCGGTGATTGCCGGATGAGTCCAGAAATCAATCGCGGTACTTACGTCCAGATTTGCTGTGATGTATGCGGTAAAGCTGCTCCATTAAAAGAAATCTTGATGGAAGAATCATTGAGCTGTTTATGTGAAACCTGTTGGGAAGATATGTTAGCAAGGGCAGGTGATGAATAATGTTGGTATTAGATAAACGCATTGACGTGTGCGACAATTGTAACGAGCCTATAACTGCTGGAGCAGTAAAGCCGTGCGAATGTCGCACCTGTCATGTGAGGACTAACTAGATGAAGCAATCACGTAAAGTTCGAGGCCGTGAAAGCGAGCGTATATTAGCACAATATCTTCGTGATCATGGATGGGAACACGCGCACCAAGTAGGTTCAGGTGCGGCTGGCAGCGATATTCAAGGAATCGAGGGTTTAGATATTGAAGTCAAATCTCGTGCTAATTTTGACCCTAAATCTTGCATGAAACAATTAAAGGATCGCAAGAGCAATGGTTTAGGCGTAGCCGTCATGCGCTTAAACGGTCAAGGAGAAGCTGCGATTGATGACTGGGTTGCAGTATTAAGAGTTGAAGATCTTGTTTACTTATTGAAAGCCAATGGCTACTGAACCGAAATTAATCCACCGATGCAAAGGATGTGGACTATGGATCTATGGGAACAGAAATTATTGCGCAACCTGCGACACGCCCGAAATTACGCACGAAAACTAATTAAACTTGACAGCGTTGGTATGCTCAGACTCTCGCAAAGCCTGAGAGGCAGCTTTGCCGCGAGGCGAGCATTGGCCAGAGGTCTGTTTATTGCGAGCATGGCAATTGCACTAAGCTGCGCCGGACTAATAAAAGCAAATGCAAATCAAAAGCCATATCACGTTATGAATGTGAAACTATATGCTTACAACAAACTAAACTGGACAGAGTTTCAATGCTATAACTGGCTCATATACCAAGAGAGTAGATGGAATTACAAAGCCAAGAATGGTAGCCACTACGGATTAGGTCAGATGAGATCCAAATGGTATGGCACACTTAACCCTTATGAGCAGATTGATGCACACTTGATTTATGTCAAGCATCGATACGGTACTGCATGCAAAGCTTATGATCATTGGGAGAAACACAGATGGCATTAAAGCCATACAGAGCTACAAGCCATTGGAAGAAATTAAGGTTGCAGGTACTCAAACGTGATGCTTACACGTGTGCTTATTGTGGTGACGTGGCTAATGAAGTTGATCATATTGTGCCAAAGGTCAAGGGTGGCGAAGATACGTTGGACAATTGCGTTGCTGCGTGTAGACGATGCAATATACAAAAAAAGGATCAAGACGAGGCGGTTTTTTTAGCACGGCGGTCTACCCCCCCTGCCTTTCCGGCCTACATTTCCCCAATCGGGTCAAATCGGGTCAAAACGGACAAAAACCCCAACACTTTTGTCAAGATCGATAGTGACTCACCTTTTTCCGCACCTGACCAATCGGGGGCTAGAACGGAATGACCAAGCGCAAGGGCAATACAAAACCGCGCTTACAAAACGCACCGATTAAAGGCAAGAGCCGGATTGACGAAGTCAAAAAGTTTTTGGCTGAGTGCAATCTAGAGCTGCTGGCGTGGCAAGAATACGTTTTAACCGACATGCTTAAAGTGGACAGCAAAGGGATGTTCAAAAGGCGCACAAATCTGTTGCTGGTAGCAAGACAGAACGGAAAGACACATCTGGCACGTATCCGCATCCTTGCTGGGTTATTCGTTTTTGGCGAGAAGAACATTGTTGCTATGTCATCCAATCGTGGCATGGCTTTGGATACCTTCCGCAAGGTTGTCGAAGTCATTGAAGATAATCCACACCTAGCCGCGCAGGTCAAACAGATCCGCGTTGCCAACGGTCAAGAATCAGTAGAGCTGTTATCCGGTGCGCGGTATGAGATCGTGGCGGCCACGCGTGATGGCAGTCGCGGAAAAACCGCCGATTTGTTATACATCGATGAATTACGCGAAATAGATGAAGAATCGTGGACTGCCGCTAAGCCAGTCACGCGCGCTCGTCCCAATAGCCAGATTGTGATGACAAGTAATGCTGGGGACGCGTTTAGCACCGTGCTCAATGATTTACGATCTAGGGCTTTATCGTATCCACCTGCCACGATGGGTTACTGGGAGTATTCGGCAGATGACTTTGCAAAGATAACCGATAAAAACGCGTGGTATCAGGCTAACCCGGCACTTGGTTATCTGATTGATGAGGAAACCATAGCCGATGCCATTGCGACATCCAGCGTTGAAGCAAGTCGCACGGAAACGCTTTGTCAATGGGTTTCAGCATTAAAGTCGCCCTGGCCCTATCGCGCGTTTGAAGATTTAACCGTGCAGGATCTCAAAATTGAGCCGGGTCGACTCACTATCTTCGGCATGGACATATCGGTCAATAAAAAGATGGCTAGCCTTGTGGCAGGTCAAGTGCAAGATGATGGCAAGATTGCCGTTGGCGTAATTGCTCAGTTTGAAAGTCAGGTTGCCATTGACGAGCTGAAGATGGCTGTGGAAGTCAACGATTGGGCGATGAAATATAAGCCTAGATTGATTTGCTTTGACAAATACTCGACCATGAGCGTTGCCGAACGGCTGGCCTTAAGTGGTCACAAAATCCAAGATATGTCTGGGGCTGTATTTTACCAAGCATGTTCGGATCTGTATGATTCGCTGGTGAACGCGCGTATCGTTCACATCGGACAGGCTAGTCTGGTGGACTCTATGAATAACTGTGCCGCTAAAGAAACTGACGCAGGTTGGCGTATTGTGAGAAGGAAGTCAGCCGGAGATGTTTCCGCAGCAATCAGTTTGGCAATGGTTGTCCACCAGCTACTTAAACCACAAAGCAAGCCACAAATTATTGCCGTCTAATTTGCCTGCTTTGTCCGTTTTGTGTGGTATCCTTTAGAGGATGGGACTATTAGACCGTTTCAGGCCGACAAAAATCGAAGCGCAAAACGCGCCACAGATCATGTCGGAAAATTGGCAGATTGCGCCACTAACAACAGCAAACATTTCGCGTAATGATGCTGTATCCGTACCATCAATTGCTCGCGCAGCTTCTTTAATTAAAGGCATCATTGCATCAACGCCACTAGAAGTTTATCGCGAAAGCACAGGCGAAGAAATTGACAACGTGCCAGCATGGATTAAACAACCATCACCTGCGCAACCACGTTCGGTGACAATCGCGTGGACTGTCGATAGTCTTATCTTCTATGGCCAAGCATTTTGGCAAGTAACAAGCATCAGCGAGTTCGATGGCCGTCCATTGTCATTCGAGTGGATCCCCAACAGTCGCGTTACATTCAACACAGATCTTTACACGGAGTTTATTACGCAATATTACGTAAACGGCAACGCTGTACCAATGTCAGGTTTAGGTTCACTTGTCACCTTCCAATCATTAGGCGATGAGGGCGTTTTAGTACGCGGTGGCCGCACAATACGCGCTGCTGTTGATCTTGAAAAGGCTACATCAATTGCAGTATCTACACCATTGCCTACTGGGGTTATTAAAAACACAGGTGCAGATTTATCTGAGGCAGAAGCTTTAGCAATTCTCAATTCATTTGAGAAGTCACGCAAGAATCGTGCAACTGCTTACATGACTAGCACTTTGGATTATCAGACAACGCAATTCTCGCCAAAAGACATGACTTACAATGAGAGTGCGCAATTTATGGCTACTCAAATTGCACGAATGATGAATGTCCCGGCATGGTATTTATCTGCTGAGATGAATAACAGCATGACGTATGCCAATGTGCTTGATGAAAGAAAACAGTTTGTAGATTTGTCTTTGCGCCCCTATTACGCCGCGATTGAGGATCGTCTAAGTCTTGATGACATTACGCCACGCGGCAACATTGTGCGATTTGCAATTGATGACACATTCTTGCGCAGCGATGCAATGGCACGTCTTAACGTAATTGAGAAGATGCTCAATCTCGGCCTTATCTCTGTTGAGCAAGCGATGGAGATGGAAGATCTAACACCGAACGGAAACAACATCAATGAAACTGACGTTTAGTAACGAAATCACGGCGGCAGATACAGCGCGCCGCACAATAAGTGGCAAGATTGCACCTATTGGCGAAGTCGGTCATACATCGGCTGGCAAAGTTATTTTTGAGCGTGGATCTATTCAAGTAGACGATCCAAAAAAAGTATTGTTCCTTGAGGAACATAATGACAAAGTGCGTCTAGGTCGCGCTCAATCAATTGAAGCAAGTGAAGATGGCTGGTATGGCACATTTAAGTTAAGTGCGAGCACCAAAGCCACAGATGCACTCATTGAAGCATCCGAAGGATTGAAAACAGGTATGTCAGTAGGCGTAGAAGTCATTGACAGTAAGCCAGCAGGCGGCGTGTTACACGTACTTGCTGCAAAACTTGTAGAAGTTTCTCTGGTATCAAATCCGGCGTTTAAGTCGGCTGAGATTCAAGAGGTTGCAGCTTCCGAAGCGGAAGAAGCAAAAGAACAAACCCAACCAACAGAAAGCGAGGCTGTCGTGGAGAATACTCCAGACACCGTAGCCGTTGCGCCGGAAGTAGAAGCCCCTGCGGTGGAAGCTTCGCGCCCAACTGTTACAGCAGCAACACCACGTGTGTATGCTCAACCACGCATCGCTCCGATGACTGGCGCACAATATCTAGAGGCTAACATCAAGGCAGCTCTCGGTGATGATAATGCTCGTCAACTCGTTCGCGCAGCAGATGACTCAAGCTCAACAAACACAGGTCTAACACTTGCACCACACCTAAACACCTTCATCACAGACACCTTCACAGGCCGTCCAGCATTTGAAGCTGCTACACGTGCTGCATTGATCGATAACGGTCTTTCATTCACCGTTCCACGTCTTTACGTCAACGCTGGTACTCCAAACGTTGCACCAACCGTTGCAGACACCAACGAAGGATCTGCACCATCTGAAACAGGCATGACCAGCTCCTATGACACGGTTACTGTCGAGAGGTTTAGTGGACTCAACCGAGTCAGTTTTGAACTCATCGACCGCAGCTCACCTGCGTTCATGGAACTTTTGATGACTGAACTCCGCAAGGCTTACGAGAAGGCAACAGATAACGCACTTATCGCTGCTTGGACTGCTAACGGCACACAAGCAACAGGTGTCGCCGCTACTGCTGCTGGACTCCAGAGCTTCATCGCAACTGAATCTGCTGCTGCATACAAGGGAACTGGTGGCGATTACGCCAACAAGCTTGTTGCATCCACCGATCAATGGGCATCAATCATGTCCTACGTTGATGGATCACAGCGTCCACTTTACGCAGTCGCATCCCCACAATTCAACGCATCCGGTCAGGCTGTACCAACTTCCGTTCGCGGAAACGTACTTGGAACTGATCTTATTGTGGATCACAACATTGCAGTTTCAGGAATCGTTGATGAATCAGCGTTTCTTGTTGCGCCGGGATCGGTCTATGTCTGGGAGTCACCCACGACAAATCTCCGTGTCAATGTTCTTACTTCGGGCGAAGTCGAGATCAATCTTTACGGTTACTTGGCGATTTACATTGCCAAGTCCGGCAAGGGTGTTCGCCGCTTCAATCTCGCGTAGTAAGTAGTCGAGTTACCCCAGCGCACAGCCCTTGCGCTGGGGCTAACATCTAAGAAAGGAATCCAATGCCAGCGACATTTGTTACTGAAGCCGAATTACGTTCGGCACTTGGGATTGGTGCACTTTACACTTCGGCAACCGTTGAAGATTGTTGCCAAGCAGCAGAAAACATTGTCAGAGCCAAATTAAATTACAATCGCACACCGATTATTGCTCATAGCAACGAAGCGACAACTGGCACAATTTATTTTCAATATCCGCATCCATTTTATCTTGGTCAGGTTATTAACATTGAAGGCGCAGGTGCTAAGTTTAATGGTAATAAAACCATTACGGTATCTGCTGAGTATTCGGTAACTTTTGCAATTACAGGCAATAATAATACGCCTGCACCTAAACATGAGGTTATTCCGTATGGCTACGCCTACGGTGACACATATACAGATTACGCAACACTTGATGAAGTGCGTGAAGCATCTTTGATGATTGCCGTTGATATATGGCAGGCACGTCAAGCTTCTAACGCAGGTGGTATTTCACCAGACTTTCAACCATCGCCGTATCGCATGGGCAATACACTTATGGCTCGCGTTCGTGGGCTACTTGCGGATCATCTAGCTCCGGGCGGTCAGGTCGGGTAATGTCAGCAATCTCTACCCTACGTGGGACAATCGCGGCTGCGCTAGCTGATAACACGGCGTGGCAGGTGTTTTCCTTCCCACCTGCCACTCCCCTAGCCAATAGCATCGTGGTACAACCGAGCGATCCTTACATCGAACCGAGCAATGATCACTACAAAACCGTTAAACCAAAGGTCAATTTTAAGTTAGTCGTTCTTGCGCCTATGTTCGATAATCAAGGCAACTTAATTAACATTGAAGATTATTACCTAAACATTGTGAATAAGCTAGAGGCATCCAGCATCGCTTACACAATTGGCACGTTTAGTGCACCAGCAGTCTTGACTGGAGTAGCAGGCGACCTGTTATCCGGTGAAGTATCAATCAGCGTTCTATCAGATTGGAGCTAACTATGGCTGAGAACGACAAAGAGCGCGAGGCTTTTCTTGCCAAAATCGGTCAGGTAAAGCCAGTCGCAAAACCAGAACCAAAACCAACCGCTAAGAAAGATGAGGAATAGTCAATGGCTATCACTTTGAATAACAAGGTCGGGGTCAAAATCGCAAGTATCGATCTTAGCGATCATGTCACATCCGTAACCTTGAACCAAGCCTTCGATGAGCTTGAAGTAACTGCAATGGGCGATACTGCACACAAGTTTGTAAAGGGCTTGGAGTCAGCAACCCTTACTGTTTCGTTCTTGAACGATCAGGCAGCAGCATCCGTACTCGATACTTTGTCCGATGCTTATGGCACAACTGTTGCATGGAAATTGCTTCAGGATAAGGCCACAGCAGTATCGGCAACCAACAAGTTATTCTCAGGCGATTTGCTTGTCAACAACTTGACACCAATCAACGGCGCAACAGGCGACATGGCAACGATGGACATTACATTTACTGTAAACTCCGCCGTAACTGTCGCAGATAGCGGCACGTTCTAGTAGGAAGTGAATGGGCATGGCTAAGTTAATAATCACAAGGGCTGACGGTACAAAGAGCGAACACTCGATCACACCGTCTGTGGAATATGCTTTTGAGCAGCAATTCCGCAAAGGCTTTCATAAGGCTTTTAGGGAAGATGAAAAGCAAGAGCATATTTATTGGCTGGCTTGGGAATGTCTGCGCCGCGCAGATGCTCCAGACGTTAAACCATTCGGTGCTGCGTTTCTGGACACACTAGCTGCGGTGGATGTGGTGGCAGGCGATTCCCCAAATGGCTGACGCGCGATTCCTTCACGTATCGGATTGCTCAACTGAGTATCCATACCGGAATCGCGCCAAGCGAGTTTATCAACATGGACACAGATTTGCTCAAAGCCTTTTATGAGGTACTGAAGCAACAAGCGAAAGACAGGGAAAATGCCAGTCGTGGTGGAAGGCGTACCAGAGCTTAAAAAGGCTTTGAAGAAGTTTGCGCCTGACCTTCGCAAGCAAATGGATGATGAAATCCGTGTTGCATTAAAAGAAGTAACAAATGCCGCTAAGGCCAAAGTTCCCGGTCAAGCGCCCGGTGGTCTTTACAATTGGCAAGACACAGGCGTTGCGCCAAAGAGTCGCACGTCACGTGCAAGTGGATTTCCTAAATATAACGCTCGCGTAATACGGCGTGGATTGACTTACTCACTCGGACGCAGCAAGCGGAATCGAAGTGGTTTTTCAAGCCTTTATTCATTGCTTAATAAATCAGCTTCAGGATCTATTGCTGAAACGGCTGGACGCGCAAGTGGTATGAGCGGCAGTTCACGCAGCCAGAGTAACAACCCACAGGCAGGATCTAGATTTATTGCTGGCATGAATGGCATTGGCCCAATGAAATCGCTCGATGGTCGTCAAAAATCGACTGGTCGCATTTTATTTGCCGCTTATGCTGAAAACGAAGGTAAAGCATTGGATGGCGTTATGCGCGCTATTGATAAAGCCAGTCGTTTGTTTAAGGAACGTGCCACAGTTAGAAAGGCTGCCTAATGTCAAACATTCGCATTGATATAGCGTCTGAGTTCAAGGATAAAGGGTTTAAGCAAGCTGAGAAAGCAACTGGTGGATTACAAAGCAATCTAAAAGCACTTGGTAAAACCCTTATTGGCGTTTTATCGGTACGTGAAGTTTATCAATTTGGCAAGGCGGCAGTTAAGGCTTTTGGTGAAGATGAATTAGCAGCCAAGCGATTAAGCCAAAGTTTAGGCAATCTTGGACTCGCTTTTGAAGATTCTCGCGTCACAAAGTTTATTTCAGACCTTGAAGCCACTAGCGGTGTGCTTGATGATCAACTTCGTCCAGCGTTTCAGTCGCTATTGACCACGACAGGTTCAGTCACAAAGTCACAAGAACTTTTAGGTTTAGCGTTAGACGTAGCAGCAGGATCAGGGCAGGATGTCCAAACTGTCGCATCAGATCTCAGCAAGGCATACGTAGGAAATAGTAAATCACTTGCTAAATATAACACCGGGTTATCACGCGCCGAATTGCAGACCGCATCATTCGCAGATGTGCAGGCTTTACTTGCTAAACAATTTGCAGGTCAAAACGCCGCATATTTAGATACCTATGCTGGCAAGGTAACCATTCTCAATGTGGCTTACGCCAATATGCAGGAAACGATTGGTAAAGGTTTAGTCGATGCTTTCCAGATTCTCGCAGGTAACAATGGCATTGGTGGCGGCGTTAGCGCAATGGATACCTTTGGCGATGCTGTTGCCGATACCACACGCGGCGTTGCTGGCCTTGTAGCTGCGTTCAAAGACTTAAATACCTTAGGCTCAACGGCTTTAGATTTATTGCGCAATATAGATCCATTTAATCCGCTTGGTAGCGCATTTGGCTACGTTCGCAATATGGGTAAACCAAAACCTGCGCCATTCAAAACCCCAATGAGTATAAGCGGTTCAACCGATGCTCAAACAAAGATTGACCGCGCTCGTGCTAAGGCTGAAGCCGATGCCGCAAAGCGCGCTAAAGAATTATTGGCATTGACCAAGAAATCCGTCAAAGCACAAGAAGCTTTAAACAAGAAGAAAAAAGAAGAAGGCATACTGGGTCAAATTGCCCAACGTTTTGATCTTGAACGCGTACAAATCGCTGCTGCATTGGGTGGTCAAATCAATGAAGTTGAGCGTTTGCGATTAGAACTTATGCAGGCTATTTTGGATGAAGATGTCAAACGAGCAATCATCTTGGAAGGCCAGTTAATTAATGCTGAAGCTGCTGCCAAAGAATTGGCTTTGTTGCTTGATAGTTTAGATACCCTTGTTGGTGATCCGTTTGCCGATTGGCCTGCCACAATCACGCGTATTCAAGATTTATTGAAACAATTAAAAATTAAAGTACCCATTGAAACTTTGTTTGCTGAAAAAGGTTTACGCCTAGATCAAGACAAAATGACGGTTACGAAACTTGAACGCATGGACGTTGATGCCAATAACGTTTATATTAATGGTAAACCAATAGACGACAAGACTGCACCGACAATGCCCGGTGGTGGTGCGCCTGATTACAACAGAGAAGATCCAGCCGAAACGCTAGCGGTTGCAACGGCAGCCGCCGCAGATGCCGCAGCTTTACTTGCTGAGTCTGAAGCAATATTGGCGGCAATTGAAGCTGAAAACGCTTTGCGAGATATAGAGAACGCTGCAAATGCTCAAGCATTGGCAGACTTATTTGCCAAATTAGGTTTAGACGCTAATGGTGAACCAATCGGAACAACCGTCATCAATGTCAATGTAGAAGGCTCAGTAACCGCCGTTCAAGATTTGGCTGAAGTCATCACCGACATCCAATACGAGTATCAAAGAAACGGAAAGGGTCTGCGTTTTAGCAGCATTGCAATCTGATGGCAGCTCCTACAATTCGTGTCTTTGTTGATTTCGATAGCGAAACCGCGTTTGAAACTAATCCGCTCATTCTAGACTCAGCAACTAAAGGCATATTGGGAACTAATCGCTTGGGATCTGGAACGTTGCCTGTTGAAGTCACCAGCCTAGTTACGCGAGTCAATATCAGGCGTGGTCGTAACCGCATCACAAGCAAGTTCGAGTTTGGTAGCGCAGAAGTCATTTTGTATGATCAGAATGGCGACTGGAATCCCATGAATCCGGCTGGAGCCTATTACCCCAACCTTGTGCCATTACGTCAGATTATTATTTATGCGACTTATCTTGGCGTTGATTATTACCTGTTTAGCGGCTTTATCACCAATTACGACACAGGCTTTAGACAAGGCAATGAAGATGTTTCTACGGTGAGCCTGAAGTGCGTTGATGCGTTCAAGCTGCTGGCAGGTTCAGCCATTACAACTGTGGCTGGGACAAGTGCAGGTCAACTTTCAGGTGCTCGCGTAAGTGCCCTTCTAGATGCCGTAGACTGGCCTTTGAGCCTTCGTGAGATAGATACTGGCAATTCAACCCTTCAAGCAGATCCCGGCACGTCTAGGAACGTTTTAGAGGCTTTGCAGACGGTCGAGAATAGCGAGTTTGGCGGCATCTTTGTCGATGGCCAAAGCAACGTGGTGTTTGTAGATCGTGACTCGCTTATTACTAGGCCAGCCACCAGCTTGTATGACTTCAATGACGATGGCACCGATATTTCCTACACCAATGCGGTTGTGGCTTATGACGACACCACGCTCATCAATGACGTAACCGTCACACGCTCAGGCGGCAGCGCACAGAACGTTTATGACCAGACAAGCATTGACACGTTTTTCCTTCATTCAGGCATCCGCGATGGCATCCTTGTCCAAACCGATACTGAAGCCCTTAATCAGGCGCAGGGCATATTGGCTACTCGTAAGGATCCGGAAGTCCGAATTGACTCAATCCAACTAAATCTTTATGACGACATTAATCCTAACAAGCCTAAAGCAGGCGTGGATATAGATTTGCTCGATGGCATCACAGTCACAAAGACAATGCCGGGAGCGACCAGCGTTACACAGCCAAGCCTTGTCAACGCTATTCATCACGATATTACCAAGTCATCATGGATGACAACCCTATTCACTTCTGAGCCTTTATTGGCTGGCTTCGTGTTAGACAGCGCAGTTAGCGGTATACTTGACTCAGACGTGCTGAGCTACTAAGGAGCAATCAATGGCAGGTGCAGGATATAAGCTGTTTAACACAGGAGATGTGCTTACAGCAGCTCAGGTAAACACTTATTTGCAGGAGCAGGCGGTGATGCGTTTTGCTAGCGCAGCCGCGCGTACGACCGCACTTGCTTCAGTTTTGGCTGAAGGCATGGTTTCCTATCTTCAAGACACAAATGCTGTTGAAGTGTATGACGGATCAGCATGGGTTTCCATTGGTTCATCTGGTGACATCACAGGCATCACAACAGGAACCGACTCAGGCTTAACAGGTGGCGTTACTTCCGGAACTGCTGATCTAAAACTTCAATTACAATTCAATGCACAAACAGGTACGACCTACACACTAGTGGTTGGCGATCTAAACAAGTTAGTTACTTGTTCCAATGCTTCAGGCATTACAGTGACAGTGCCACCTTCAGTATTTTCTGCTGGCAACCAAATCCATCTGCAACAAATTGGAGCAGGACAAGTTACCTTCGCTCAAGGTGCTGGTGTAACAATTACAAGCACAGGTGCTACTGCATCTGCGCCTAAACTACGCGCACAATACTCAGCTTGCACAATTATTTGTACCGCATCTAATACTTTCACTATTCTCGGTGACATTGCCTAATGCCGATTTTAGGAATTGTTGCTTCACAAAATTATGTTCGCGGTGTGACTGTTGACTATTTAGTTGTCGCCGGTGCTGGTGCTGGCGGTCACGATCGCGGTGGTGGTGGTGGTGCTGGCGGATTGCGTTGTACGGTTACAGCTACGGGCGGTGGTGGAACACTAGAATCCCCATTAACTTTGCAAAAAGCAACAAATTACACAGTAACAGTCGGTGGCGGTGGAACAGGTGGAACTTCTGGCGTTAAGGGGACAAACGGCGGCAACTCAACGTTTCACACGATTACTTCAACCGGTGGCGGTGGTGGCGGAAGCGACGGAACTGCCGATGGCTCAAATGGTGGTTCTGGCGGCGGCGTAAGAGGTCAATCGG